CTTCACCCTTTTCGTTGAAGACGTGTCCCTTGCCATTGGGGTCAATGACAAACGCACGGTCATCATGAGACTTTGAGCGGAACAGTCGAGAACCGGCAGGTACGTTGAACTCAGCGTTTCCTACCTTGAACTTCTTCGGACCTGACAAGGAAGAATTTTGTACGACAGCCTTAGGCTGAGGCGCAACAACAGCGGCTCCGTCAGCCTTCTGAGAATTCTTGTTTAGTCCTGGCTTAGCTCCGGGAGCCTTGCTCTTGACAGCTACGGGACCGGCAGGAGTCTGCTTTACCTTGGTCGAACCGGCAGAACCGGGAGCGTTGGAAGAAGTTGTAGGGCCTGAAGAACCGCTAGATGATGCGGTTCCACCCTTCAGAAGAGCATGACGCTTCTTAGCCTTAAGAATGGCGTCTGCGGTAATAGGAGCACCAATAGGCAGTCCGAAGTATGCGGCTCCCCCAGGGGTACGAACCTTGCGAATTCCCGCTAGCTTTATGAAAACTTCGTCAGTCACTAGCTATTCTCCAAGTCAGAATTTATCGTACTCCATCTAGTATAGCGCAAATGGAGAAGAAATTCTTACTTTTTAAAGAACTCCTACAGCTACTATCGGACAGTAGAGAGAAGACGACTCATCGTGGTAGAGAGCCTAGCGTTTGTAGCTGACTGACGGTACTCGTCTAGCTCAAGAGCAAAGTCTTTTCTTAGAGACTCAAGAGCCTCTACATTGCCTAGCTTCTGGGCCACGATGACCTGACGGCGCAAAGACCTCAGTCGAACCATGGAAGCTTGCCCCGGAGACTCCTCAGAGCGCTGTACGACTCCTCCGGAAGACGAACCTTCGGGGGAGCCTACCTGCGAAGTGACCTGTAGATTTTTGTGCTCTTCAGGATCAATGGTAGACCCAATAGGCATACCGAACTTCTTAGCACCACCTAAAGTTCGAACTCTACGCTCACCCTTTTCTGGTACACCGATAGGCATTATGCTACCGCCTCAGGTGGAACGGGTTCGGTGCCTGCTAGACCATTAAGTTGAGTGTCGATATCGGCAAGCATGTCCTCAGGAGTCTGAGGAGCTTGCTCAATAGGAGACCCATCAGGGTTCAGACCGTTAGCGGCATTTTCTTGTTCTTGGAGAGCAAGAGCTTCCTCTTCCTCACGCTGAGCAACTGCCTCGTAGTCAATATCCAGACCCATATCGTCCGCAACCTGCTTCTCAAGCTCTCGCATGAACTCTGGGGTGTAGTTACCTGCTCCTGCTACTGCCAACTTGTCGAAGGTAGCGGAGATAGCCTTACGCTGTTCATCAGTCAGCTTGCCCCATGTGAACTTGGGGTACTTTCCAGACTCGAAGTTCCAGTCAACCAACTGGGGGATGATGTAGTGGTTAATCTGAGCGGCGATTTCGTTCATGATTGCTCTAAGCATGAGCAAGAACATATCGTCACCCGGAGAACCGAAGCTCACCATGGAACCTTCGTTGGACCCTGAACCCTGGTCCTTATCAAAGAAGGTAGCAAGAATAGACTTGCTCATCTGAGAGTTGTGGTGGTTAATTAAGTTCAGATAATCGAAAGAACCGGCCTCACGAAGAGACTCGATCTTGAAGCCCTCTGGCAGAGCCATGTACTGAGCCATGGAGAGGTTAGCGAGTTGCTTAACGAACTCTCTGCGGGCACCGGCAGGGGCGTTGAGAGGCACTGTACCGACGCGGGTACCTACGGCGGCGCGCTGTGCGGCTAGGTGGGCTGTGTAGTACAGCTTCACCTTCTTGTCGTAGTGGTAGAAAGCGCTCTGGAAGAAGGAAATTCCGTAGAACTTACGCTCTTCTTCGTTAGCCGCCCAATAGAAAGAATACTCAGGCTCAATGTAAACGTCGATTGTCTTACCGGCGATATTGGTACGCTGACGGAAACCTGCATAGCCGCCGTGCTTGTCTACGACAAAGGTAACGGTGTCAGAGGGTCGATACGCGAGCTTTCTCAGCGTTACCTTGCCCTTTAGGGGACCGCGATCCGGAACCCAGAAGACCTTCTCGAATGCGGCGAAACCGTCAAACATGCCCTGCAATACCTGAGCCATGAAACGGTCGAAAGTGATGGTCATGCCGCCCTGAGAGGGAGGAGTCATGAAAACTTGCTCAATGAACTCAGCTTCAGCTTCTCCATCATCCGCAGATACGAACTTAGCAGAGGCTAGCGCGGCTCGAATAGGAAGAGCGAGCAAGCGGTAAAGAGCACGCGCCTGGCCGTCCATGCGGCGCATAGCTACAAGCTGTCGAGTGTTGGGACCGTAGTCTACACTCTCATTAATAACTTCTTTTAGCTCAGCGTCCTTAGCATTCCTGTGCTTTTCAAGGCCGTACTGGTAAGGGTTGAATGGGGTTGCAAAAGGTAGCTTTAGGTCGCTTCCTAGCTCAACATCGAAGTTCTCTTCGGTCGGCTTAGCGCCAATGATTTCATCTGCGGACGATTTAGCTTCTTTTCTGTCGTCCTGGTCATTACTGGCCATAAAGCTCCGCTCCCCTCATTCCGATTGGGAAAGTGAGTCCTCCACCAAGGAACATGTCGATTTCCTCATCCCCTTCAAAGCCAGCTATTGGTGGGCCAAGCTCAAAGTAGGGGTCGCCTATGTCTACTATCGTCCCCTCAGAGTCTTCTTCTCCACCTACCATAGCCGCCCCTACAAGGGAACAAGCAAGTGCGTCAGCGAAGTCTTTAGAACCTCCGGGGGGATGGTCTACCTTGCCTCCTTGTTCGGAGAGAGCTTCGACCTCTTGTTGAAAGATTTCGCTCCAAGGCATCTTGAGTCTACCATCTGAAGCAACGTCTTTCAACGCTCTCCAAATACCGGTGTCCTTATCGGGACTCAGCTTCTCGACATTGATGCCGTGAGATTCAAGAATTTGCATGGTATCGCTGGACTGGAAGGAGTCGAAAGACACCTGGGAGACAAAGAATCCGCGCTTGATTAGTTCAAATATGAGAAGTCTAACCCAACGGATTTGGATTTCCCTCGGGGGACTCTCACCAATATCGGCCTCGAAGCCAATAAGGAAGTCGTTGCGGAGAAGTGGCACCGACATAGACTCTTCCGACATGGAGCCGTCTTCGTTCTCCGTGAGAACAATCTGGTCCGTCCAGGACTCTACGTGGGACATAGCGATACCGGCACGGTCACCCTTGATAGCAAGGTCACCATGGATAGCGTAGCGAGCGCCCTGCACCGGCTGGAAACTCTCGTCAAAGTGGAACTTAGGTTGCCAGACCTGAGAGGAGCTACCTGTCTGGGAGGACACAAGCTCTACAAGCTCATACTCGATGTGAACAGGCTGATCTGGCTTGTCTACCGCAGTGCGGAAAATCTGAGGGTTACGGAAATAAGCATTGACGGAACGGCTTGGCTTGCACTCGTACTTAGAAGCGGCCTCGTCCGGATTCTTACGATAGTCCGTAGCGAACTGATACTTGCCCTTAACGCGGGGATTAACTTCCCACGTAGCAAGAGGACCGGAAACGTAGTAAGTAGACTTGTCTCCCATTTCCTCCATGTCCTGCACACCCTCAAGTGTGAGCTTCTGGATGGTTGATCCTAGATAGCGAGGATAGGAAATAGCTACGCGCTTGAAGCTCTCCGGGAATCTTGTTGATGCAGAGGTCTTCATCATTTCAAGAATTGATTCAGAGGTAGTGCTGGCCTCTCTTGCTTTCTTACCTTGCCCAACAAGTTCGGCACGAGACTTGAATGCGTCAATCTCGTCAGCGACTCCAAGGATGAGGTTTAGACCTTCTTGTCCTTCAGCTTCCGAGTGTCCCGATACCGCTTCAATATTCTTATCGTAAGCAATAACATCACGCTTAGGGTCCGAACGGTCCTTAAACCAGCCGCGCTTCACCGCCTCTGTCATGGGCTTGAAGAATGCCCTGTTAGCCTGACCTGCGTTGTACGCGATGTTCAGAAGGTGAATGGAGTCCTGCTCAGGCATACTGTAGTACCGCTGAGGGGACTTAAGCACCATGAGTAGGTAAGCAACTCTCAAGGCCGCTACACGTACCGTGTGGTCCTTACCAGCGCCCTTTCCCCACTGAGCCGTGATGATGTTTGTCATTCTCACCGGCTCTGCCCAGTAGCCTCCGAACTCTTCAGCCATGAGCGGGTAAAGCTCGGGAAGATAAATGCGTTCGATGTGCTTAACAAGGTCGAACTGCACAGGAGAGAGTGGAGGGTTGCCCAGGTAAGCTCTATCTTCTACAAAGACGTTTAGAGGAACTGGCTCTTCCTCGAAGATAGCTCCTAGGTACGAAGTATGCTGAGCTTCTACTTGAGTGTCAAAGCGCTCAGAGAGCCGCATGAGAGACACTTAGGGTGCCCCGCCGTCCCAAACGCCGTCGCCCGCAGTTGCATGAGAAACCTCAGAGGGCCAAATGCCTCCACCACCGACAGGGGCAGGAGCGGCGGCTTCCTTGGGTTCATAAACTCGCTCTAGAGCATCCTTCAGGTCTTCCAGAGCGTCAATGTCAAGAACATCATCGTCGTCGCCTACGGGAACGAAAGTCTTCTCTACCTCTTCCGGGTCTCCGAAGTCCACTGTAGAGCCAGATACCTCGTAAGGAATCTTCAGGAATCTTGTTTCTCCTACGGAAGAGAAGAAGACCTCCACGATAATGTGACGAATCCAAAGCTCTACAATCCAGGAAGTGCGAATGCCTACTGGGTACCCATCGTAATCTACATACTTCAGGTGCGGGTTTAGGTCAAGGTACACGTCCATGCGGTCCTTCTCGACCTGTTCCCAAGCTTCATACACAACGGAAGTGTTGAAGTTGGAAATGCGAGAGAGTGCGATCATGTTCTCACCGTCGCGGCGGCTTGTAAGCATGACAAGCTCGTCCTTAGTGCGGGACATTTTCAGCTTCTCCCACTCGGCAACAGCCTTAGCCGCTT